CAGGTTTACACGTAAACAGTAACGCCTACGTAAACACGGATTTACGTGTGGGATCGCAAATTGAAATAAACGCAACAGCTGGACATATAAAAGCGGGATCATTTGAAGGTGATGGCTCTTTATTAGAGAATATACCAGCGGGTGCAGATGGAGCCGCGGCTACGATTGGGACCCCGACCATAACGACCGGACTCGCGGGGACAGAGGCATCCGTGACTAATTCTGGTACGAGTTCTGCTGCCGTTTTTGATTTTGTTATTCCGAGAGGTGATGCGGGTACTAATGGTACTAATGGTACTAATGGTAATGATGGTGAGGATGGAGCCGCAGCTACGATTGAGGACCCGACCATAACGACCGGACTCGCGGGGACAGAGGCATCCGTGACTAATTCTGGTACGAGTTCCGCAGCCGTTTTTGATTTTGTTATTCCGAGGGGTGATCCGGGTACTCCGGGTACTAATGGAACCAACTATTTCACGTTAAGTGGATCGGATATTTATAGGAATACGGGGAATGTGGGGATTGGGACGACGTCACCCAACAACTCACTCCATATATATAAAGCGGCTGCTGAAGGTACGTCTGGACTATTCATAGAAAAAGCGAGTGGTGGTGCAGAAACTACTGCCGCTTTATTCTTCGGCGTGAACGCTCCGGGAGAGAACCCCGGAGTCGCGAAAGCTGCTATATTTTATGAACGCAATTTGGTGAACGGACGTGGTGATCTAAAGTTTTGTAACGACGCTTCTTCGGATGCGAACGCTGTCACGACGGAAGCCGTCGATACGAGGATGATTATTAAGAATAACGGCGACGTGGGAATCGGTACAGTCTCACCCGACAAGAAATTACACGTCTATGGTAGTATACAATGCCATAACACTGGTACCACGGGTGATGAAAATGGATTGTTTTTACAGTCTGTAGGTGATTGGTATAATCTTTCACCGGGTAACGACGGATATTTACACCTCCTCGGGGGGGCGTCTGGACAAGGTAACATGTCTGGTAATTTCTCCTCAATGAAACTCGCAAAACTTATCACATACAGCGATTTGGATGTGAATGGAGATGTAAATATCAGTTCAGGAAACAAAGTTAGAATCAACGGCGACGACGCAGTGTTCCCTCGAATAACACTCGTGAACGGTACGAGCTATTCTTTGACCAGCGGTTCTTGGACAAAGTTGTGTGATTTCGGTCATAATTACTTGGACGGAGCCTACTTCATAAAAATAGAATGGAATTACGGTGGTACAGGTCATTATTGGGCTGGGATGGCGACTGGAATGGTTCCCGCGAAAAGTTACACACATGTTCAATATAACCACGCACCCGATGAACCTTTATCCCTGAATCATTTTTACCATCATAGGACGGTTGGCCGATTTGAATTTACACTGGATAGTGATAATTATTGGGGTGCAAGTTACGGGAGGATAGCGCTGTGGGTCAAGGGAGGTTCAACTGCGACGCACCAATTTTATGTAGACGTACGAAAGATTTTATAATGTCGCGTAAAATATATATGTCAGACGAGATCCTAGAAGTACACGGAACTCAGGCTTCATTACTCGTACTCAGATCTAAAAGAAACCGAAAACTTTATGAGTCTGACTGGACCCAAACGAACGATATACGCTTGGAAAACGAAGAGGAATGGGTCGCGTACCGCCAGGGGCTTCGAGACCTTCCGTCCCTCGAAACACCGATTTGGCCCGAGCAACCACAAGTAAAGATAGTCCAAGGAAAAAACATACGGACCGAATTGAGTGACACAAAAGAAGAACTCCAATCCGAAAAGAATAAAGTTGCCACGATGGAACTATTAGTCGCATCCCTCGTCAAACGTGTCGGGGATCTCGAAAATCTAGTGATTTAAAGAAAAAGCGCTTTCGTAAAGTACAAAATGTCTTGCATCGCCACTCTCAGGCCCATCGTTACCACCACCCCCATTCGATCCAGGAACAGGGTTAAGTCCCGCACCGTAGTACGGGCGACCAATGAGGGATCTCGTTTCACGAAGATCGATCGCCCCAACGATTTTCTAGCGGTCGCAGAGCGCGTTAACGGTCGTGCGGCTATGATTGGTTTCACTTCCGCGGTGGTCGATGAGATCATGACTGGTAACCCTATCAGCGCACAATTCCAAGAAAACATCGGACTCTCCATCGCCGTCGCATCCTTGGTTTTCCTCGGCACCGCCGCTAACCCGGAGGATGAGGGATACGTCCAGGGACCTTGGAAGCCCGAGACCGAACTCGTCAACGGTCGACTCGCGATGATCGGAATTCTTTCACTCCTTCTCACCGAATCTATTCATCCACAGGTCCCATTGTTTTGAGCTTAAAAATAAAAACTCAGTATAATATAAAATGTCAGGTGGAATTGCCCAACTCGTCGCCATTGGTGCCCAAGATGCCCATATCGTAGGGAAACCCGAGGTATCATTTTTTAGGTCTAACTATAAACGTCATACAAACTTCGCCCAAACTGTTGAGAAACAGGTTATCCAGGGCAACCCCACCGCGAATGGTATGTCCACCGTTCGTTTCGAGCGCAAGGGTGATCTCGTCGGTTACGTTTACATAACTAACCGTGTCGCTGGTACTGCACTTACCCGTGCGAACTGGGAAAAGCAGATCGCTAAGGTTGATTTATTAGTGGGAGGTCAGGTTATTGATACTCAAACCTCTGAATTTTCCCAAGAAATCGCTCCAGTCATGCTCGCGCAGACGTATTCTAAGTCTCTCGCCGCTGCCGGTGGAAATGACTCGCGATTTTACCCTCTTCGTTTCAGCTTTTGCGAGAACGCCCAATCTGCTCTTCCTTTAGTTGCTTTACAGTACCATGACGTAGAGCTTCGAATTACATGGGGTACTGGTGTTGGTGGTGGTGCCAATGCGATTGCCTCCGATTATGAAGTTCATACTCAGTTCATTTACCTCGACACTGACGAGCGTACCACTCTCGCGAATACACCCCAGAACATGCTCATAACCCAAACTCAGAAGATGGTTAAATCTGGCAGTCCCACCCAGGAACTTTCCTTTAATCACCCCGTTAAGTTTTTGGCGACCTACGATTCTACTGGTGTAGGTGTGGCTGGTGGTAACGTTAAGCTTCAGATCAACGGTACCGATGTCGGTGATGCTAAGCATAGCGTAAACTACACTTCGACCGCACTCTATCATCATACCCCTTTCTCTACATTGAATTCCAGTGTCGATACACATCTCCTCTACCCCTTCTGCTTAGATACCAGCAAGCTCCAGCCCACGGGATCCTTAAATTTCAGTCGTATTGACAGTGCCCGCCTTCTCTCTGATTCTGGCAATTTCAACACTGATATATATGCGGTTAACTATAACATTTTACGTATAGAAAATGGTATGGCCGGCTTGTTATATAGTAATTAAATCCTAATTAATAGTAAATGTTAGTCTTTTTATTTTTATTGGCTTTCGTTTTTATGATCACCTACGATCCTAAATCTGGAACTCTTAATCAATATATTCCCACACAGAACGCTCCGTGTAAAGACGGACACTATAATGAAATTCAATTCGCTCAGCACGGATACGAGTGCCCCAGGAACGATAAAGTAGCTATGGGCGCGATTGTTAGTGCTTAAAAAAAAGAATACTTAAAATACCATAATGTTTGCTTTTGATCGTGAAACCGCAACTATCGCTGCCGCAGTATTATGTTTAGTTGCGACCCTCTACATCTACAATGAATTCAAAAAGAATAGGCAAGATATGGAGGAGTTTAAGAACACCGTCAATGAGAAGCAGCGTCCCGTCATCGTGGAGCGCCCCTCCCGTATCCAACTCGTCAAGGCTCCCGTAGAGAAGCCGTCTCCCATCGGTAAGGAGGAACCCGTGAAAATCCCTGTTGAGGAATCGAGCGAATAAACTTATCAGGGGATTATAGAGTGCTATGAGCAATGAAGAAACATAAAGCCATCGCCATACCAGTGTCATTTCATGATGGAACTGCGAGATTCCTAACAGTGAGAGATAAAAGATTTAAAGAGTGGATATTCGTCACCGGAGGGTGTAGACGAAGAGAAATATTTAACCCGTTGCGTACAGCTTTACGGGAGCTAGAAGAAGAAACACGAGGGGTCGTATCTTTAAAAAAGTGTGATTATACACATTATTCATTTACGGTTAAAGAAAGTCCAACTGTAGATTTAGAATATAACGTATTCATATTTTTTGTAAATTATTCCAGGACCGATCAACAAGAATTAATACGACGTTTTAACGAAGAAAAGCATAAGATGCATACAAAAAAGATTAATATGAAACGTACATACGATGAAAATGATTTCATGAGTTTCGACACTTTACAAGAATTCAATGGGAGACGTAGATGGGATAGGATAGTCAAAAATGTCGTACGTAATCCAGAGTTCTATACGTGCGTGTCTTCTCTCAATAGAAAATCATTTGCTATTAAATAATGAAGTCTAAGAACTACATTCTCAAGCAAATCAAAGATATACTCATAGATCATAAATCGTATATGGAAGATAAAGCTGAGAAATATATTGAAGAAATTAAAACTAAAACTGTATACGAACTTTTAGTTTTAAAGAAACAACTCGTGACCGAAGATGAAGAATTTATAGATGTTTCGTATCGTCGATCGATTTGGCACGAAGAAGAAGATTAAAAAATTAAGTACAATATAACGTAAGTATGTTTAAGTCGTGGTGTAGACGACAAGGATTTTGCAATGGATCCAATCTATCACACGTGCTCATGGATGGTGGAATACTATCCGTCCCGTTTGATAAATTGAATGAATTTTATGACATGTACATCAAAGCTGTACAAAGTGGTGAAAAGATATACGTCGTCGAACAAAAGACGGATACGTATAATTTTTTCGTAGATTTAGACTATAAAAGTGATGAACATTTAACATTTGAACATTTAAAAGAAGTTTCTAGGGCTATTTGTGATCGTGTTGCATTTTTTGGGGGTAAAAATGCGTTAATTTCTATAGCCGAACCAAAGGAAGTTGGGAAGCAAATTAAACATGGCATCCATATTAACTGGCCCAAATTTGTAGTCGACAGTGGTTCTGCCATGGCCTTACACTCACATATAGTATCGACTTTAGATATTCTTTTCCCGGGAAGAATGTGGAAAGATATAGTGGATACCGCGGTGTATGGAAATGGGAAAAGAAATACGAAAGGAAGTGGATTTCGTATGCCTTGGTCTCATAAAAAGGCAAAACATGAAGCGTGTGAGGGTCGAGGGTGTGAAGGGTGTGATAAAGGCAAAGTCACACAAGGAGAATATAAACCTGTCATGTTATACATACAAGAATCTAAAAAGTTGGAATATATTTTTGATCAAGATCCGTGTATAGAACTTTTACATATGGCTACATTGCGCACACAAAATAAAAATCATGTGGTCGTAGAGGGTTCTGTACGGGAAGAAGGATCTTTCGATATTAAAGATACGAAAGATATTTTTACAGATTACGAAACCACAGATCATATAAATTCTTTTATTCGTAAAAACATGGATGGTCAAGATAAATCAGAAATTGTTAAAATATATAAACGTGAAAAAACATATCTCGTATCGTCGACATCTAAATATTGTGAAAATTTAGGACGTTCCCATGCTTCCAATCATGTATGGTTCTTAATAGAAGGTGATATGATTTATCAAAAATGTTTTTGTACATGCGAAACCATGAAAGGTAGAAAGTATGGATATTGTAAAAATTTTGGTGGTAGAAGACACGCACTTCCGGATAAAATTTATAAAACCTTGTATCCCAATGGGTATAAAGCTCTTACATTTTGTCAACCTATACCTAAATCTGATGAATCGAATGGGGAATCTCTCGTCGATATGTTATCTAATTTTATTAAAAAATATATAATCAAGGAAGAAATCAAAGTCATTTCCATAAATAAAAAAAGTAAAAAAATGCATATCATAAATACAAATGCATCTTGTCCGGGGTGTAAAAAACAAAAATTACAATTCAGGATAAAACAAAATTCTGTTATGGAACAATTATGTGATTGTAAAACTCGCTCACATAATCTTCTCGATAAAATAGTAAGAGCGCTATAACATGATATTCTTGTTATTCGTAATATTGTTTTTTATAATTGTTACCAACATAACAAAAGTTAAAAGTAGTCCAGTGTATCTGGAAAGTTTAATAAAAGAAACACATAAATATTCTGGTATACACCCAGATCTGTACGGTTCATTTTTAACCAACATGAACATGGCTAAAGATAACATGGAACATGTGTTCGAAGCTCGAGAATACACAGAACTCGCTGTAAAAGATCTTAACGAAATGGCGTTGTACTTCATAGATATAGATCCAGATACACAGGATGAAATAGCAAGTTTAGGTGATAAAATACTAAAGGAAACAGAACGATTACTCGTTGAAGAAGCGAACAATCGTACTATCGTTTTTAGGCCTAAATATATTTAAAAGGGATTGTACAATGTATAATTACGAATGACAACCCGCGTAACTCGTTCAGGACGCATTTCTAAAAAACCCACCCGGTTAGAGCCTACGGAGCGACCCATAGATGATTTTTCGGATGGTGAGTATGATTCAGATTACGATGAAAACGATACAGATATATGTGAAACAGAAGATGAAGATTTTAGTTCCGATGAAGATGAAGATGCGGATGATAATGGTAATTTAGCCGGATTTGTCGTAGATGATGATGAGGAAAGTGATGAGGAAAGTGAGGCTTAAAAAAATAGACTTTTAATACATATATGGATACGGATATAGGTAATCCCATAGAATATAATCCAACTATGGATGACAAAGATAATGATTCTAGTCAGATAGATCCGCAATATTTTTATTCACAACCACCACCCACCATGATGCCACCACCTTACCCTATGATGGATGAACCTCACAAAGTAGATTTATTCGCGTCTTTGGATAAGAACGTGTACATCATTATATTTGTTTCTTTCATTCTTGGATTTTTTATGGGAAAGACACAACAACCAATCGTTCTCAGACCGGTGTAAGCCATGTTTGATCGTCAGGAAGATTCGCAGATCTAAACTCTCCTATATCTTCCGACTTCTTAGGCTGTACTACGAATCTATTTCTTCCAGTCGTATCTTTTTCAGTATCCCTAAATACACTAAGAGCTGTAACTTCTACATCTGTTAATGTGTTTGAAAATATTTCATTTCTTTTCAAAAAAAGGTACATTAAATATAAAATTATAACACATGCAATTATGTATGTGAGAATCATCTTATTAAAAACTAAGATTTTTTTTAATAAGATGTTTTTTAAAATTTATTTTTTATTTACTCAACCTTTGCCTCGGCCTCAGCCTCTGGTTCTTCTGCGATAGCCTGTTGTTCTTCCCTCTCCTTCTGCCTTTGCTTTATCTCTTCGGCTATGATCACATCAGCTTCCTTCACGAGATCCTCCATAGGAGTATCAGGCTTCTCGAGTTTAAGTTTTTCGATGATATCGGCGGGATGACTGATCGGCTCTTCATCGGGGCGGTTATAATATTGAGAGTTCTCATCTCCGGGCTTGTAGAAACCATTACCCTTATCGATCATATCACGCTTACGCTCGCTAAACATTTTGGCTGCCATCTTCTGATTATCAGCATACCCACTCATAAGCTCTTCGAGTTTGTCGTTGGTATAGTGTACGTCATCAATCTTCGTATTGTCGGGTGGGATGAGTAGCCACTTATACATATCAACTACGTAAATGTCAAATGTACTATCTTCCTTCTGAAGACGCTTTGCGTGATTCGCCGCCTCGTCGCGGGTAGAAAAACATCCTCGAATCTTAATTCCAAACTTTTCATTTTTCTGTGGACACTCCGGTCCTACGATACTAAGGCACGCGAACAATTGACCAGGTACCGTGGTGAAATCTTGTTCAAGAGACATTATATCTTATTGGGGCGTTTTACCTTTAAGTAATCAAACTTAGAGTTAAAAAAGTATAATTTATCATGGAAAATCTTCGCCGTGTTCACAACGACGAAAAGAGAGAACTGATATCGAGAGTCACTCGAAAGGGTGATAGTATACTGGATGTTGGGTGTGGGTTTGGTGGTGATTTGAAAAAGTGGGAGAATGTTGGCGCCAATATAAACATGTGTGAACCTAACGAAGAAGCTTTACAAGAAGCTAAACAACGAGCAAAAAATATGAAAATACGTGTCAATTTTTATTTGGGAGATATACATGCTACACCTGTGAGAAAACATGATGTCATATGCTACAATTTTGCACTTCATTATATTTTCCAATCGAAAGATTTATTTTTATCAACGATGCGAGAAATTAAAAAAAGATTAAAACCGGGTGGAAGATTTGTAGGTATACTTCCAGATTCTCACACTATGATTTTTAAAACACCTTATCAAGATGATTTGGGAAATTTTTTCAAAATGCAAGAAACTAGTAATGGTGCTTTCGGTGAAAAACTTTTTGTACATTTAGCCGATACACCTTATTACGCAGATGGACCTAAATCTGAACCCTTAGCACATAAGGATATATTAGTTTCACATCTAGAAAATGAAGGGTTTACATTAGATTTATGGGAGGGTTTAAAGGGACACCCGATATCAGAATTGTACAGTAAATTTATATTGGTATATAAAAATGCTGGCCGTGGTATTACTACTGGTGATCAGCGCTCTTATAGTTAAAAACATACACGAAGACGAGAGGGTTGTAGAAGTTAAAGCGAAGTATAAAAAGCTCAGGGAACATTTAATAAATACACACGAAGAAGACTTTAAGAAAATTTATCAACCAAAACCACTCGTCATTAAACATAAACGGAATAAAACACCAGGATACAATACCAACAAAGGGTCTGAGATAGGATTATGTCTTGATGGAACTGTTAACGATATGTTTCACGTACTCTTACACGAACTCGTACATTGTGTAGTAGAAGAATATTCGCATAGCGAAGAATTTTGGAACAAATTTGCGAAATTGACCAATATTGCTGTTCAGATAGGGGTGTACACAAAAATATCAGAACAGAAAGAATTTTGCGGATCGCACGTCATCGATAAATAATATCATATACTTATAAATGTCAAGTGTTATTGA